ATTTTGCTATTGTAACCACTACCGGACATATAATGTCCGTTTTTATTTTTACACCCCTATTTTAGCCATAGTATAGTACCTCTTTTTAATTTAAACGTCTCTACGGGCCTTCTGTGAGGTCACTATAATGGCTATTTTTACACGTTTTTATAGGCGGACAAAATATGTCCGGTTGGCAAGAAATAAGAGCCTTGTCGGCCCTTATTTACTTTCCCATACTGTGTCCCAGTCATAGTTAACTACTTCGCCATCTTCGTCATAGTCTACTGGGGTGATGTCTCTAACCTCTACCTTGTGATGGGCTTTGTCTTGCTTGTTCATCCTGTCCCATTCGTTTTCTGCCACTCTGATCGCTTCATCTTTGTCATTTCCTTTATACTCAAGATATTCGTCACCACTTCTTGGATTTGTGTCTGTAACAACTGTGTAGTATGTTTTCATTTCTTTTTCCTCCTTTAAATTTTCCAGTATCATCAATCTAACATAATCTGATATTGTTCTGTGATCGTTGTCTGCCAGCGCTTGCAATTTCTTTTTCTCTTCCTCGGTAAGCCTTATATATATTCTTTCTGTTCTTGCCATTTTCCATACCTCCTTATATCATTTCATACCCTGCATTTACTAGCCTTTGTGCATCTGCGTTATTGACTATCCAGTATTTGTTGTCATCTCCTAAAATTATTCTTCTTTTAATATTTCGGCTTATTATATTTCTTGCTCTTTCTTCTGTGGTAACCTTGCTTGCGTATTTTATTATTTTGTCTAGCTTAGTCATTTTGTTACCTCCTTGTTTTTTCTTTCCCTCTTCTTAATCTTATTATAGCATACATTGTCGGACACTGTCAACACTATTTATCAATTTATTTTAATTATTTTTCAAATTATTTTCATTGATTTCAAGGGCCTTAAATCGCATTCTGTGGCCTCATTAAAATGGGTATTTTAAGCCATTTTTAGACAAATAAAAAAAGGCCCTGGGATTAACCCAAGACCTCACTTGTAATCAAATTTAATTCCTTCACCGCTGCCTCTATCATTACATCAAGTTCATCATCCGTAACCTTCAGGCCCATCTGATCCATAAATGCCAAGACATAGGCTTTTCTCTTTTCCCCTGATGGGTCGATAGCCTTTAGTACCTGCTCTGCTGCCCTTACTGCTATTGTGACATACTCATAAGCCTCTTGCCTTTTTTCTGCTGTGTACTTGGCCTTTATATATGGAGCAACTATTGCAGTGATCACCGTTCCTAACAAGGCAATTATTGCCAAAATGATTTGTACCATTCCATTATCCATTATTTCCCTCCTTTGTCCTTTTTATGCTGGCAAGGCTCCACAACTCGATTGTGGTGAATCCGAACCATGCACCAACTAAAGTCATAGGCTCATTGCCTGTCTGCAAGAACAGATACATTACCGCCACTGTAAATATTATATTCAGGAGTATGACCGATATTACTATCTTTTTAGAGAAGTTGCTTTTTTTCTGCTTCTTAAGGATTTCCATTACTTCATCTTCAGTCATTCCATATCACCGCCTTCTTGTTAGGATCCCACCCAACTTTAAAGCCTAGTATCTCTCCAAGGTCTCTAATATCTATATACTCTCCATTAAGCAGCAGTGATGTATTGCCGGCAATGTTCTTTCCCGGTACTGCCATTTCTCTCCCATTTATTATCATGTTGATTGTATCTTCCTTAGGCTGTCCTTTTAGATCCTTAATCAGCCTGTCAAAGGGATAGTTCTTGCCAGGACAGAAGGGCTTCCACTTTGGGGCAACATCGCTATGGCCAGCTATATGATCTCGGTCAATAGGTATGTCAATCCCATAAAGCCTCTTAACCTCTGCGATTATATGCTTATGCAGCCATAGGGTTGCCTGGTACTGGGCCTCTGTCAACTTACCTTGCCCCTGGGCGCTGAACCCTTCGTGCTCGATTCCTATGCTGTAGTAATTGGCGTTGGTCTTTCTCTCCCTTACAAGCTTAAGTGTAGAATGGCCATAGAACCTTGATGTGCCGGATGTAAGTGTTGTCCCATTAATCCAAGCCATTTCAGTTATCGGGACCAGCTGGGTGATGTGTCCAGTCTTACTGACTACAAAATGACTGGATGCTTTACTTTTGGGATTCATCAACCAACTCACAGCGCCATTATAGGACCCTTCCGTTATGTGACTTATAATCATATCCGGCTTCCAGCCTTTTCGGTCACTCTTGTTTGGTGTAGTTTTTTGCACTATGTTATAACTCATCTACAACAACCCCCTCTGTGCTGCAACAAAAAAGAAGGTCACAAAGGCTCCTATTAGCAAGCCCATGAACCATCTTAGGGTCACATTTAAAGTGTTTAGCTGATTAATCAGATTACTTATTCTTTCCTCTAACCTTGAGTTGATGTTTTCTATCATGTCTAATCGTTTGGAATGGTCATTGAGCCTTTTATCATGTACATCTAATCGGTAATCAACTTGTTTGTGTATCTGCTCGCATTTTTCCGTCATGCTCCACCTCCATTACTCTACTGGTATATCTTCATAAAACACAGACCCAACCTCTTGCTTATTGTCTATCATCCGGATGTAGTCACTCAACCTGCCTCGTCCTAACCTTCCGCCAGAATCAACGGTGAAATTAGTTGTGAATCCAGATTTGCCAAAGTTGTGAGTTATCTCTGTGATTAATCCAAGTTCTGTGTTGCCTTCTGAATCCATGATTGTAGCTCCATCTCCCACAAGTAGTTGAGGTCTGAATGGTCCTGTAAAGGTTTCAACCTTTCCTACACTCTCAAGCCTGCTGGCAAGCTCTGTTGCTATTGCCTGGGCATTGGTTGAGCTTGTTCCCTCTGCCACCTGCACGAATAGGGTTTTGTTTGATTGTAGATTCCACCCACTAAAGGATGCTACATCCTCATATATCTGGATGTTCCACTCAGAATCATGGACGCAGACTTTCCGATAACTGCCCTGGTCATCCATTGTGATCGACCTGCTAAAGATGTCTTTGTCTCTCTGGAAGTTATACATCCCCCGAGTTGGGAATAGTCCATATGAAGGACTTCCAACAATAATCTCTTCCTGGACCGTCTCTTCCATCTTCCAATCTACCATTGTTCTAAAAATTTCCTCTAAAGCTGAATAAACTGTCTTGCTTGGATCAAACCTAAACCGCCTGTATGTTGCGTCATATTCTACCTCGTATTGGTCTATCCCAAGGTTAGCCTTTTCCAGGATTCCGTTTATTATGTTAGTGATTATGTCATATGAGATTACATTGTTCTCGTTCAAAGTCTGGTCCTTCAGGGCCTTTCCGATAAGGTTTCTGCCATCTACTGATGCGGTGTTACTTCTTACCGAGTAATTCGACCTATCAACATAGAATGTTCCCATTTCGTATTCCTCGAAATCGTCTCCCATGCCAAATCTGAAAATTATCTTTGCTCCTGGGCTTAACAGGGTTGATTTTTCATTCATTACCACCGGCCCTTCAATTTCTGTTTCCTCGTCAATAGGATTCTCTAAGGTCAAGGTGAATGATGAAATCGGATTATCTATGCTGTGCTTGATGCTTCCGCCTGAAAGATACTTACTCATGTCATACTGAAACTCGTATATAATCATTACCTGTTCATCGGCTGTGTAGTAACTCCCAACAATGCCAAAACCATTAAGGTTTTTAAGCTCTAGGTTGGTAATCCCTGTATCTCCTTCTGGTGAAATCTCCAAGGTGTCATTCCATTGTGGAGTTGTAAAATCACCGTCAAATCTAGCTGAATCTGTACCATGTATAAGGCCTGCGTCTGTGAAGAATAACTGTCCCTCTGTATTATAGAATTGTATAAAGTCAGGGAATGACCCTGACCCTATTTGTCCGTATGTCTCAAAAGTTAACTCCATTACCTCACCTCCTATGGAGTAGCATTATCAAAAGCAATCCCACCCACAAAAGCATAAAAATGAGTGGGATTATAAGGCTATTCATTTTCTGGCTCTGTCAATTCTTCCTCTGTTGGTTCTGGTATTGGTTCACCATTGTTAGGGTGCGTCTTTCCACATTTCATACATACAGTAGTTTCTAAGATGCTATTAAAATAATAAGTGTTTCCACAATCGCAATCAACATAACCTTGCAGCAGTATATCTATCATTAACTTACACTCCCTTCACCATAATTAACTTGGAATTGTAGCCATAGCTCATGGTCTGAATCCTTAGGTATATATTTGACCCAATAATCCGCTGTAATGATGGCTTGATCAGAAGGTGCAGTCTCAAAAGTGATTGAGTCAGTAGCCCACGTTATCCCTGTAGTCACTTCTACTCCATCAATATATACGGATTTAGGTTTTTCTTCCCAAACCTCATCCCATGCCAAGTTGAAAGCTTGCGTAATTCCATCACCAACCCCTACAGGCGTTTGGTTAAATTCATACCCTCCCCACATTTGTGAACCATTCTCTGCTAAGGTCAACAAATCTGCAGTAAACACATCTCCTGCGCCACCGTCTTTATGTGCTATAGATTTTATTTTAGTATTGGCCTGTGTGGTTAATAATTTTGCTATGTTTGTTTGAATGAGACCATGCCCTCTATTGGAGTAGTTCGAAGACACTCCTATATTTGAGCCATTTATAAATAAATCAGGTCCTGTTGTAAAATCCAAGAGTGTACTTGAATCCATTAGCAAAGCTTTAGGCAATCCACTACTTGACGCAAAGTTTATTCCTTCTTCGAAATTAGGTTGAGCATACACTGTTGCGTAAATAGTTATTTGCTGTAAAGCAGTTTTTGGACCTAGTGCAAGAGGGTTTCCTTCACTATCTTTAATCAATGCATGTGTATAAATAATAGTGCTTGTATCGTTTTTCGAAAGACCTACTTCAGTTATAGTTTCACCAACATACTCTGACGGCTCAATGACTATTTTTCTTGTTGCATAACTTGGCAGAGGTGCATGATTGAAGATGTACTCAACCCTTGTTACCCCTTTATATCCTATTTGGTCAAAAAGGGTTGTTCGTTCTGCAGACAAAACACCTGTTCCTCTACCAAATGCAATCGCTGAACCAGGATAACCCGAAGATAATGATGAGAAAATGGCTGCGTTATCCATTGCACTGTTAAGCACTATGTTTTCTGCATATCCTTTTTTAGTTATCTCTCCTGTTGCAACATCTTTAACTTCAATTTTGAATTTATTATGAATTTTAATTGGTATTTTAATTTCCATTAAATCACTCCTTAAGGGTTAATATCATCTATATGGATTAAGTCAATACTTATACTAACGCTACCCGATATATTTTCTACTGTTGAGAAAGCATTAATTCTTTCGACTCTATTAAATCCAATAGCTAAATCTATATTAGATTGGATATTCTCAGAATGGCCATACACACCGCCAGTATTAGTTAAACCTTCAATTAAATCAGTTGGAGTAAACGATTTTTCAAAGCTACTTATTGCTCCCCCTTCCCCAGATAGGTTTCCTAATGCTTGGTCATAAGATATTGTAATATCCCCTTGCACATTTCTAAAACCATCTCCCATTATTAATTGAATTGAATTGGGTTCTGTCGGGTGATCTTGTACTGATGCAATAGGATATGTTTTACTTATTAATTCGCCATTATTATCAGGCCCATCTGTGTATAGGTACTCTTGCCCTTTTATTTCAAAAGCTTCTTCATTTCCACTTTTATGCGATACCTTTGCAAACCTAAGACTCAATCTGTATATTTGTATGAAATCACGCCTTCTGGTTTCAATTTCCCATTTATAAATTTTATAAGGTTGTGTTGCTGAAAAGGAGTGTTCATATGTTCCCGGTTCTGGGTTATAAGTTTCAGCAATTAAATCAAACTCTAAACCGTCATTACTCCCATAAAGATTTACTTTATCAGGGTTATCGTACCCAACTTGTATTTTAAACCCCGCTATAGATTTAGATTCGGACAGCTCTATCATTATCCACTGCAACCCAGAGTTTCTCGTGTACCACATGGTACTATCATTCTTAAAAGCGTTTGAAGCGGGGTATGAAGATGAGTATTGAGAACTTGCAGACGCTATACCTACAGGAAACGTATAAACATCATCTATTTCAAATTCCTCATAAAGTGGTATGCTTGATGGTGGCAATGTAAACTTCACAGCTATCTTTTTACCTTCTGCTTTACTCATTCCAAATCACCTCCACCTCGGGTAGTGGTATAGATGTTGGTGCTAGATTTGTCGGAGTGAAGGTTGTATCGAATGAATCCATCGCTTGACCTGCCTCGCCCTTAGTGTTCCCTGTTGCGAATGAAAGTGTCAAATCTCCAACTGCATTGTTGAAGTCAGCAGTTTCAAACTCATACTCCTTGAATCCTGACTTGGTTATTCCTGTTACTGCAAAGGCTGTGCTGTTGCTATCAATAAGTGTGAAATCTGAATAATCGAGACTTGTCATGTCATGCTCCATTCTTACTCTGATTCTGAATCCCCAGTTGTTGTAAGGCTGTTCTTCTTCATCCAACATCTCTATGCTAAAATTCTCTGCCATCCTGAAATCATTGTCTGCCATCGCATATAACAATAATACATCACCACCAACAGATGCTTGAATATACTCTGTGTTATAGGTTGGTATCTTTGTGATATAAATCATATCTATGCTACCCGATACACTTGCTTGTATATATTCTGGTGCTATCGCCATTCCAGCCCAATTTCTATCAGTGATATACCAATAAATATCGCTTAGAATATCCTCAACTGCAAAGCCCATGCGGTAGTCGTTGGTGATAAACAGGTTCAGGCTTTCTGCTGTTCCTGTAAACTCAATAACCTGTCTTTCAGGCTCCCAGGTATAGGATAGGTCCAGCATCTGGCAATAATTTCTGTAGTACACCTTGCCATCTGTCTTGATATAGCCTACTACAATCCCCTGATCACGGTCTGCTATGTTCAGGTTTTTCCAAGCCCTTATTGCCCTGCAATAAACAACACCTGTGGCAAGTTGTTGCTTTGTGCCTGCATCATCCCACAGCTGCGCCCAAAGCACCCCTGTGTTATCAACCCAGAATATCCAAGGTTTTTCATGAGTGACAAGTCTCCATAGATTTCGATATCGCTCCCATTCGCCATCAAAGGCAATAGCAACCGATGAACCTGGCCCGACATCAAACTGGTCAACCCATCCATCTTTGAATTTGTCCGGGTACTCCCTGATGGATGTCCCTACCACTCCGTCATTAACGTGTATCTCGTATATCCTATTAGGCGGGCCTGTGACCTTTTGCCTTCGTGGTGCAACTGACACATCCCCAAGCCCTGACTTTTGTCTTATTGTCTCCACAACCCAGTAGGAGCTGTCACTGACAGTGTTCCTTGCCCTTGCAATCGCCACATTCATTTTAGGTTGTGCGTTGTTTGCTTTGGTCTGGTATTGCGAGTTTAATTTGTTAGACAGTACAGGGTCTACATTTCTCATATAGACCCCTCCTCAGTGATTGATAAAGTCAACCTTGCCATATAGATTCTTTCATCTTTAAAATCATCAATGGCAATAGAAAAGCTGGGCTCATCCTTGATTCTTCCCAGATAATAATCTCCCTCATATTCAAGCCTTAATAATTGCCCTTCAAACCATCCAAGTTGAACAAGATTTCTCTGCGCAGCATTTGAAAAGCAATTAAAACTAATTTCACTATTAGGCTCTCCTATTGCTTGAGTGTGATAAGTCCCATCTAGTAATTGATTAGTTATTACTATTCCCTTAGTGTTTTTGAGGAGGTCATCTATTGCAAGGCTAATTTCCTGATCGTTACTATCAAGTAATCTATCCATCTATGACCTCACCTCTCTCCTTAAATTATCCATTACTATTTCTACAACCTGGTCAAATTCGCCCTTCTGGTTATAGCCTTCAACTCTAATTACTCCGGTATGGGTTACTCTCTGACCCATTGATTCCTGATTGTTTAGAATCCTACTACCTCTTGGAAGCTCAACAATCTCTGGGCCATGTTCACCAACCCATGTTCTCCCACCCTCGAAGAAATCAGTTCCCATTGCGTTTCTGAGTAGTGGCCTTTGTGCGGGTGCCCTTCTGTCAACTGTCTCCCATGTCCTATCGCCTACAGAGTAGTTTCCTGTTGTCCCTCCGCTTTTTTCGTTGACCTCTTCAACCATGGTTTTGATTTTTCTAATAATTGGGTTCTCGTTAAACCATTCGGTTAAGGTCTGCCATCTTGTTTTTATCTCTCCATTATCAAGGTCAATCTGCTCAATTACATCGGCGCCCTGAGCCTTAACTTCGTTCAATACTCCCTGATGCATCTTCTGAGCTTCAAATATTGCATCTTTCTTCTGTCTTTTCGCTTCCTCAATTATTTTATTTGCAAGCTCCCTTGATTCCTTGGTGCCATCTTTCCTTAACTCCTCAGCATATTTGATTCTCTTGTCATACTCTTCCTCAGCTGCGGCGATGGTCTCTTCTTTCTGGGTTAAGCTGTTCTTTATTACCTCGGATGCCATTTCAAGGGTCAATCTTTCACTGTTGGCTTTCAGGTTTTCAAGGATAGTTTCACTTTCTTCCTGTGTCTCTGAAAGAAGTCTTATTCCATCCTCTTTCATGTTCTCTCTGATTGCTGTGATTTCAATCCATTCCTTGTCGGTGATTTTTCTATTTTCCTCAGCTGCCAAATTAAATATCTCGGTTATCCTGTCATGTCCTCTTTGCGTCTGTGCTATGGATTCGTCATACTTCTCAGTGGCAATCCTTATCATTTCCTGCTTCTCTTCCTCTGAGAGGTCTGTTGTCTCGTCAAACATCTCCTGAATCTCAGCTATGGCATCAATTTTCTGTTGTTCTAGTTTTCCTATAACCTCATCTGCCATTGTGCCAATGTTTCCTGTAATCTCAGTTGACATTTCACTTGTGACCCTTGCGCCGCTACCCTTAAGGCCCATAAGCGCTGCTGAACCTTCCTTCTCAAGGTCAAGGAATCCTCCCACAGCCTCCCGTGTGTTCTCAGAAACTGTTTCGCCAAAGATGTCAACCTCTGGTATTACATCCTCGTTCAAATACTTGTATAGGCCATAAGCCGCTGCCCCTGCTCCTGCTATTGCTATCCCCCATGGAAGTATAGTGCCAAGGGTTCCGGCCATTGCTCCACCTAAGCCTGTAGAACCTGCTCCTAGTGCCTTGGTTGCAAGTCCAGCTCCACCTGATAGTTTACTTATAAGGTTAACAGTTGAGCCTATGCCTCTTGATAGCTTGCCTGTTACAAGGACCACTGGGCCTATTGCTGCGGCAAACTTACCGGCAGTAATAATCATTTCCTTTGTCTCTTCATCGAGATTCGAGAACCAGGTGACACCCTCGTTTATCTTCTCAACAACATCAGACAGTGCCGGGATCAGTATCTTTCCAAAGTCAATGGCCAGTCCTTCCATGGCTGACTTAAGCTTTGTAATCTCACCTTGAAGGTTATCCTGCATAATCTCTGCCATTTCCTGGGCCTTGCCTGATGAGTTCTCAATATTTCCCTGTAGCTTGTCAAAGTCTGCATCACTGCCTGCCATTAATGCCAGGAATCCACTCATGGCTTCTTGTCCAAATATAAGCTTTGCATTTTGTGCTTGTTCTGCCTCGGATAGTTCATCCCATACAGACCTCATATCAACAAGAACATCACTAAAGTCACGCATGGACCCATCAGCGTTCTGTGTCTGGATGTCAACCTCGCCTATTGCCTCACCTGCTACGGATATATCCCCTGTCATCTTGTTGAAGATTGTCCTTAAGGCTGTACCTGCCTGGGAACCCTTGATTCCACTGTTGGCAAGTTGACCTATTGCAAGGGCTGTGTCCTCTACTGAATAACCCAAGGCTCCGGCTATTGGAGCGGCATATTTGAATGTTTCGCCCATGATTCCGACATTTGTATTAGCAGATGATGAAGCGGCCGCCAATACATCGGCAAAATGCCCTGATTCCTCGGCCTGCAACCCAAAGGCTGTCATTGCATCGGTGACTATGTCAGAAGTAGTTGCCAGGTCCTCACCGGATGCGGCTGCAAGTGCCAATACTCCCGGTAGACCTGCTACTGATTGCTCAGCTGTCCAACCTGCCATTGACATGAATTTAAGGGCCTCAGCACTCTCAGAAGCACTAAACTTTGTTGTGGCACCCATTTCCCTTGCTATATCCTCAAGGCTCTTTAAATCATCCCCTGTGGCTCCTGATATGGCGGCCACCTCAGACATGGATGCCTCAAAGCCTGCGGCTGTTGTTGCTGCAGCTGTACCTATGCCAATAATAGGGACAGTCAATCCCATGGTAAGACCCTTGCCCACACTCTCCATCTTCTTGCCCTTGCTAATCATGTTGTCGCCAAACTTGTTGGCCTTGTTTTCTGCATTGCTTAAGCCTGTGTAAAATTTAGTGGTATCAAGTACCAGTTCCGAATAAACATTACCTGCATCTATTGCCATTTTCTCACCTACCTTTAATTAGGCATTAAAAAAGACACCCTTATAGGTGTCTTAATTGTTTTAAGTTTTATTTCTCGTATATGTCCCAGTAAGCCTGTCCCAGCTTAAAGTCATATTCAATGTCAAGTTCATCGCCATTATCCAGTATAGCCCTTACTGCAAGGGTTAAAACCTCATAGTCATTGGGGTCCATTGTCTCCGGTCCGAAACTGTCAAAGATTGGTGAAGTCTCCCCTGGCATCACTGTGTCATGGCTTGTTAAATAGGTTGTGTCATTCTTGTCCTTTAGGTGTACCTTCATATGGTATCTTGTGATTGGGTAGTCAGTGTTATTGGTGAAGGTCGCCTCCATGTATACACTCCCTATGCTGTTAGGTTCCAATATGTTTATATCCCATGGAATCTGGTCGGGATGGATGGGAATCTCTTCCTCTTCTTCCTCAAGCTCTTCAGGCTCCTCTGGGATTTCCTCTGGTATATCCTCTGCCTCTGCAACATCCACTGGCTCATCAACCTCGGCTGCGCTGCAACCTGAAAGAACCAATGCCAATACCATAAACGTTAAAAGTACAAGCTTTTTCATATGTATAACCCCCTTTAATTGGATTATACCTTATTTCTTGCTGTGTTTAACAATAAATTCCATTAAATCTTCATTATTGCCCTTTTTCTTGTCATCCCATGCTATCAGATTCCATTTAAGCTTGCCCTTTGCATCGTGAGCGTTTTGGTAATACATATGACACACTTCATCAAAACAATAGGCAGTGAATGGGTCCTCTATCTCCATAAGGCTACTTGGCCTTTGACCGTACTCCTTTGCCATCATTATTATCTGCGCCATTTTTCTCTTTGTGACGAAAGGAACGCAATGAGGCTATAGGTGCAAGGGCCCAGGTATAAATTGACAATAACTGGTCATCTGTCATGTAGTCCTTGACCTCATCAAACTCAGGCTCAACCATG